AAGCATGAGCTTCAGGAAGCTGAGGACCAGTCATGCACACGAGTGCAGCAGCGGCAGCAGCGAAAGGTTTAAACATATATAAGTGATAAAGAACATAAGAAACGAAAGCACCCGATAGGGTGCATAGGTAAGAGAAGTAGGGGGGTAGGGGTAGGTAACCGTTAGTTGTCGAAAGACTTCATAAGTTACGCACTAGTTACGACATGTATCTCTAACGAGAGATAGACATCGGAATAACTGTGTGCTTACAGAAGTTGAGCGCAAGATAAGACAAACGTTACAGATAACTGTTCGCAATAATAAATAACTATTGAGAATCGTTTGTCACTTGCGTGAAACAAAAGTATAAACTGAGCTCGAACTCAAAGAGTTCACGAGCGAATCAATTGTTACTGATACAAACGAAGCAGACAGCTGTTGCTGCAGTTGTTATATCCCAGTTTATTTTTTTTGTTCCACCGACAAAACGGGTACAGAGGGTATTAAACATGTCAAAAATTCTGTACCAAATTTAGCCCCCTATAGCGGTTTTTTCGGCAAATAAGCAGGCTAAGAATATATTTAGTTTTCCACAAGTACTACCGATACGTTGTATGGCTGCGTGGTGCACTAAATAAAACTTAAAGCGCTGCTTGTAAAAGGTCTGATTTAGAGTCAGACACAAAAGCTACACTAACTACCGTAGTTTTCTATATACCCCTTTTTTAATTCCCCCTGTCCCCCTACTAATCATTTTTTTAAGGAGTTTATAGGAACTAGCGTAGTAAGCGTAGTTTTTGTAGTTTGTAGAATAAGGTTAAAGTCTTTAGTTAGCGATGGAAAACAATTCAACAATTGGACAAGATTGGGAAGTTATTAAACAGAAGCTGCTAAACCCTATGGGAAATTGGCTGCAAGATGCAGCAAAGAGCGGTAATCAAAATAATTCAAATATGAATTCAACGCAACAGGCGTTATATGAGCGTAGGTATGGGAAAAAGCCCCCTGCTAGTAAAACTAAACCTGCTTCTTCACCTGCACCTGCACCTAGTGTCCCTGGTCAGAGTTCAGCTGCTCGTCCTGGTCAAGGACGTATGTCTAATCTCGGTCCAAAGTACAAACAGCAAGAAATAGACATCGGAAAGAAGGCAGAAGAATTTCGCCCCGGTGCTGGATTCCCTGGTCAACAGGCAACTGGTCGTGGAGCCGGTGCTCCTGATGGAAGTGGTGCTAAAGGAACCCAGACAAGCCCCCGTCAAATGACGATGGATGATGCAAATAGCCTGCTTTCTGACGGATATAAAATGACGAATCCGTTCTCAAGTACGCAATTGCCGGACACATCCGGTAGTCCTTACTTTGGCGAGGCCGCAACACCCACATATCGCAGCGATGCGCTTGTTGATATTTACGATTCGGAGCTTTCACGGGACTTGACCACTGGATCACCTTTTGTAGAAGGCGATTACAACTTCGAAATCCCCACGAAAACCAATATTGACTACCTTCAGCTGTCTGGTGCCCCACTAACCCAGGAAAGTGGCGTCGTTAAGGCGTCTGAAACCACCGAAACTGCAGCTCAAGCGCCGCAATCCAGAATTCCTAAGCGTCCTCGGGGCGAAAGAGCCGCCGCTGCGTGGGATCGCAAGTACGGTCGCATCAATCAGCAGCCTGAACCCACCGAGTCCAAGGGATTCTCCATCGATAAAGCGCGTCGTGATGCTTTCTTCTCTGGTGAAAACGTAATGCAGGGCATGAAGAACATGGATTCCATGTATGGCTTCAAATATGCCGGCGGTCAATACAACATGGTGAACCCAGATAAGAATAAAGATACTGATCCGGACTTCGTCAAGATGGATAAGCAGGATTATCGGGACTTCAAAAACAAAAAGATCAAAGCAGAGGAATTGAAGAGCCGATATATGGAACGAGTGGGCAAATCTAAAGATGAGCCGGAAGATACTTCTACGTCCCCTAAGAAATAGCACGAATATAAAGTATCTACAATAGATAAAGGTTTGTAGATACTTAATCGTGAGCTTAGAAGACACTCAAAAGCTAATTAACGGTGCTGAAGTCATCGGAGCGGGTAGAACGCTTGGAATGACAGACGATGAGACGCTTGAAACAAAACGAGCCACTCTTCGTAGGGATATTGAGCGTCGTCGTAAGCAAAGAGCAGATAGAGAAGGTAATCGAGCGCAAGCTGAGCAATTCTTAGCTGATGATGATGCTTCTTTCCAGACAAAAGGAAGAAATCGAACATCTGATCAAAAAGTTCGTGGTGTTCGGGTAGATGAAGACTTTCCAGATCCGTTTGGAAGCTTTGAAGAGCGTATATATGACGATGATGGCGTTTTGCGTGAAACACGTAAGGCTGAAGAAGATTTTCAGACGTATGACGCGGATGAAACAGAAAGATTTGGCATTAAAGGGGAATCATCTCGTCGTCGTGGTGAAGCTGACCCCGGATTGCTACAAGAACGCGGTAATTATGTAATTCTGAACCGTGACACGCCTCAAGAGAAACGATATTGGCGTGAAGGACGCAAGGTTGCACAGACTGGCATGAGAGATGCTGCTTCTCGTGCAGAACGACCAGCTCAACCTCGGTATTACAAAAAACCAGAGAACGCTGCTGGTTCACGACGTCCTGATTTTGGTAAAGGCAGTCAGCGTGACATTCGTATTGCACCAAATGCAAATTCTGCACAAGAAGCTATTTCAGAAGCACGTAGAACACGTGAAACAGGTAAAGCATTAGTCCAAGGAGACAGCGGTCGGTTTAGTCCTACTGCTCGTGCTGCGAGTGATTCAAAAGCCTTCTCTGAAGCTCAGGAAATAGGTCGAGACTTCACTATTAACGGCAATCTTGGAATTGGCGACGAAAACATCGGTTATATCCAAGAAGTGCGTTCTCTTGGCACTGCTGGACCTGCTGGTCACGGATTTACCGGAAATATCCAAGTCGTTACTCCAAACAACGCAAATAACTTTGGAATTGCAAGTCCTCTGACCCGTGAAGATCAAGTTGTTGGATATTACGGCGAAGAAGACGGTGCGATGGTCCAACTGGGTGAAATCAACTCACCTGGTACTCGACAGGCTCTGAATGTTCCTGAATTCACTCCTGGTCAAGAATGGGTGGTTGGAAACCGTCCAAACATGGCAACACCTGGTGGAACTAGCTTCGGCATGCCTCAGGTGAACATCAAAGAGCAAATCGGCTTGTTTGGTGAGCGCATGCGCGGTATGGGAATGGGTATGGAGGGATTTGGCAATCCTCGTAGTCTTCCTGAGTTTGAAGCTGCAGTTTCCTCAATTCTGGCAAGAGGTCAGCAAGCAGGTAAGACTTTCTACCGCTTTGATGAAGCTGCTGGTAAAAACGTCGTGGTTCCTCAGCCTGGCATCGACGATGTGCTTTATGGCATGCGTTATACGGCGCAAGAGAAGCAAGCGTTGGCAAATGCCCTTCTTCAGCTGGATACCTCACTCAATCGTGACGTAAACCTGGACCGCAAGGAAGCGTTCCTTGATCGTCGTCCTCAGACCCTTAGTGAGCAGCCGATCTACAAAGGTGTTGATCCAGTGAGCTCCACGCCACTAGAAAAAATTAAAAATGAGAAAGTAGGTAGGGGTAAGAAGCGTGAAAGCGTGGGAGCTTCTCTGCGTGCACTGAATGAGGAAGCTGTAGTCAAATCTCTGATAGAGAAAGGTGAATTCGCCACTGAAGATGGTGTGATGCTGCCAAACGCTGCTCGTGACATCCAAGCTGCTCGTGATGCACGTGACGATGCCAAACGTCCTTTCTACGGAGCAGTTGCAGGTGAAGGCGCTCCCCGTGCTCAGTTCATCCGTGGTGGAGACAGAGGCAAGAGCCTTCAAGAGCTACAAGGTCAGTTCGGTGAAGAACAGGGTCGTATTGCGTTTGAGGTAGAGCAACGGGCACTTAAGGATGAAGAGCGCAAGCGCACCGCTCCGACTACAGATCCGTTTGCAGCTAAACAGCGTGCAGCCGATGCCAGCTTTGAAGCACAAGGCAGGCAAGCAGCTCGTGACTTCGAAGACGTTGAGATTGCCAGGTTGTATTCCTTGATTAAGCAAGGCAAGCTGCAAGTACCTGCTGACAGTGAGTTTGTTGACCCCAACCTCTTTGCCACTCAAAAGCAATCTGCTGTAGCCGCTGATCCAACACCTAAGACCCCAGGTAGCTGGATGGGTGGACCTGGATCTGGAAAGGTTGTAAGTGCTTGGAACAGGGATCCTGATCCTAAGCCCACTCAACGTATTGAACAGGCTCCAGTGCCTAATTCAATTTCACCTGATCCTTGGGCATCCTCCGCATCCTTTGATGCTGCTATTGGTAGAGAGATTCAACGACGTAGTCCACAACAGACTTCAAACAGTAAGTCTTACATGGCACTGCCTGATGGTCCTAAATCAAAACCATCTGAAGGACGCAAGCGCCGTGTTATCTCTGATCAAATTAACCGGACAAATAGGTTTAAAAGAGGTGGCGCCATAAGTGCTGCTGCACTAGGAACAGTTCTTGGTTTAAGTACCATGGGTAAAGACGAAGAGGAACGCAACTATGGCTGACTTCACTAAAGAATCCCTGATGCAGGGACGTATGAATCAGGATCAATCTATGGAGACTCCTGAAACATTCGCCACCATAGATGGTGCAGCACAGCCTAGTGTTGGCACGAATATGGATACCGGCAGTCAGCGTATGGCCGGCAAGGTTGGTGCACGTGCTATGTCACTAATGACCAATCCAGAAGAGATTGCTCGTACTGCTGAGTGGATGGCTAAGTTTGAAAACAACGCCCCACAAGCCTTTGATTGGAAGCAAGCTAAAATGAATAGTATGGCTCAACAACCGATGCAATAAAATGGCCGCACCACTCTTAGCTTTACCCGCACTTGGCAAACTAGGTGCAGCATTAAAAGGATTATTTGCAGCAAAGAAAATTGCTGGTGCTACACAGCTAGCTATTCCTGGACTTACAGCAGCCGGAAAAACTGCTGCAGCAACTGGAGCCAAAACAGGACTTTTGGGTAATGCCAAACGGATGGCCGGTCAAGTTATGACTGAATACTTAGGCGGACCTGCTACACCCAGGAACCTTGCCATGAACTTTGGTCTTGACGGAGCCTTTGGTGTTATGGCTGGTATGCAAGAACCAGGTGATCTTGGAGATAAGTTGATTAGAGGTCTTACGGTTGCAGGTGCTGGTGGTATTGGTGGTATAGGCGCAACCGTTGGTGTTGGCAAACTCACAGGAAGAATGCCTGATGGACTGCTGCGTCAAGCAACTGAGGTTGGTGGTGCACTTCTTGGAGATCAAGTTGGATACTCGATGGCTGATGGAGTTCAGAGAGCAAAGAACGGTGGTATGACTGCATGGGAGAAAGAATCACTTAGGCAACAGATGGAAGATATGTATGCCTCAGGTAGAGGTGATCAGTTCCTTTATCAGAATGGCTTGGGATAATGAATCTGCAATCTGCACTTGATGCACTTAATCGCAGTCGTAAAGGATTTGTAAGATCTTACGGAGAAGGGCGTGAAGATCATCGTGAAGCGATGCGCCGTGGTCGAACTGAACAGATGAAAGAGGTCGAGGGTACTCGTATCTCTCAAATGCTTGGATCAAACAGAAGTGCAACGTTACTTAGAGAGTTAACAGGTACAGCAAACGAGGCACACAAGAAAGCTCGTGATTCGATGGGCTTAGGTCTAGATAAAGACAGAGCAACTCGTACTGGACAAATACTTGGAACGATTGCATCAGACATTACACAAGATAGGGGTCGTGAACTGTGGTGGCTGCTTAATGCACCACAGGCTGTTGCTAGTGTTGGTCAGGAAATTGGTCTAAAGAAGTTTGCTCCTGATCTGTTTAAAACTAAACAGGTAATAGACAGTAATGGTAATGCTGTACGCACTTTCAATAAAGCTCAGGAAATGGGCTTAGTTGATGATAAGGGTGGAACTAAGAAAGGTATTTCACGTGGACAGGGTGGTGTATATCAGCAACGTCTTCATGAACCAGGACATGTAGATTCACTGCTTATTCCGTCAGGGATTGCAATCAACTCTGGACTAGGACTGCTTAACTTCTTTGGTGGAGCTGAAGGATACAAAGCTGCTTTGCCTAGCGAAGAAGATCCAACTAAGACATCAAATGTGCTCGGAGAGATTGCTGCGAAGTATGTTCTTGGTAGAACAGGAAACCTGTTGAACTGGGAAGACTTTAAGAAAGTAAGACCTGATGTCTCCAAAGATGAGTACATGAGGTACAAAGGGTTTAAGTTTGATAATCGTATGGATTTTGATCCAACTGACGGTGACCTGAGCGTCTTACCTATGGGCGTCTTAAAGTACACGAATGAAGGTATCCATGGTCCAGAGGTACAGTTCCTTGGACGTAGTCTTCCTTTAGCAACAGCAATACTTCCAACAGTAGGTGCACTTGCTGGTACATCGTATGGTGCAGCAAGAGGTGGAGTACGTGGAGGTCTTATTGGAGGATTGAGCTCTCTCGTTGCTTCCAAGATTGCAGGTAGCGTAATTGAGGATGAACGTCGTCGAAGAAATAAGGCTGAAAACGAAAGAGATCAGATTGGTACAATTGGTATGTAAAAGGTAAAGTCAAATGAGATTCGCAGGTACACGTATTGCTGATTTTGCCCAGACACCTGGCGTAGAATCGTTCATGGATTCACAACGACCTGACATGGGTGAAATATCTATGGCAGGAGATAACCTAAGAGCCAACGAAAATGTAAAGGCTACAGATCTCATGGGTCAAACTACGGCCAAAGGTATTAGTTCTGCAGGTGAAGTTGAAGCTTCAGGGATCCTTGCAGAAGCAGGAGCAGCTTACGCTCAGGCACAAGGTAATGCAGCCATTATGGAAGGTATTGGAGGTATTGCTAGTTCTGCTATTGGTGCAATTCCTAAGATGGGTGGTGGTGGTGGTGGTGGTGGTGATATTGGATCAGGAGTTGGCAATACTAGCTGGGGAGATTTAAGTAGTCCTAGTTATTTACAGCTGTCACAAAAAGTTCCAGCATCTTTTAGTTTCATCAACTAGATAAACTAGTAAAAGATTAGCAGTAATGTAATGGCACGTTTCGCAGGATCAGTTTCATTATCAGTACCTAACTTTGGACGTAGTGCCCAGGTAAAGGTAGACGGTTGGCAAGGTCAGATGGCTGGTCAAACGACTGCTGCTGGTAATGCTGCAGATGCTGTGAGTGTAGGTAACCTCTACGGAAGCCTTCGTAAGAATGCACCTGACTACTCAAAGATCACGCAGGTTGGACTTGGAAATAAGTCTGCAGAGAAACTTGCAGGATGGAACGCAGCAGCCAACATGACTGCAGCAGGTATTGACGCTGCTAAGAGTATTGCTGTTGCCAAGAATCAGGCAGAAGTCTATAACGAACAAGCTTCTGCTGCGAGCAAAGGTGGAGCTATGAGTGCAATCGGTGGTATTGCTTCCGCTGCTATTGGTCTGATCAGTGATGAGACTACAAAGCATACGATTGATCAGATTGATGATGCACTAGATACACTGCGTCAGCTGCGTCCTGTTACCTTCTTCTATAAGGATGAGTACAGTGCACAGCCTGAGCGTATGCATTACGGGTTCCTTGCACAGGAATATCAAACCGTGATGCCCGATGCGACTTACTTCGATGAAGCCATCGGCAAGATGTGTATTGACACCAACGAATTGATTGCACTGCTGGTGCGTGCTAATCAACAACTCGAATCCCGTGTTGTAAGGCTTGAAGCAAAACAAGCTTTAGCAGCTGTGTAAAATAGTAAAAGCACACCCTGTGTAAATATAATGTCTGATCTTTATTTGACGCCAGCAGAAAGAGCAAAACAACTCAGAGATTCAACTCGTACCGGTAACTGGTTTCAGGATACGTTTACTGACATCGTTACCCCTGGTATCACTAAAAAAGAAGATGGTAGCATCAGCAGGGAAGGTGCCGCCTGGTGGCTCCAGGGTCTAACTCCTGGTGCAGACTCAATCGCTGATCAAAAGCAAGAACTTGATGAATCAAGAGTAATTCATAGGGAAGTCCAGAATTCACAACTTACACCTGCTCAAATCAAAGCGGCATCTGGTGGTCAAAAGCTGACCTCTGGTAATGTTGGTGGAATTATTGCGGAGGGACAACGAACAGTCACCGATCGACTTTCACCTGCAGAAAGAGCACAGATTAGCTACCAAAAAGATAGCCTTGGCGCAACAATTGCAAGCACGAATTCAACCAACGAAAGACTTCTGCAACAAGGTGCACAGTCCCATCAGTTGGCTTTGATCCAAGCTGCAGATGCACGTGATGCAAGTGCACAATCACTTGCTTTGCAACAACAGCAACTTATCCGCGAAGATCAACGCTACAACGAGCGTATGGAGCAGCTCGATCGTCGTGATCGTAAGCAAGGACGTCAATCACTTATTGCTGGACTAGCCGCACTTGGTGCAGCTTTTGCCCTGTAATTAAAAGTTATTGTAACTACCGTTGGTATAAGCACCCCAAGCTCCCCAACCTTGTTGCTGATAAATCTTATGGGCAGCTTTCATATTAGTAAGCGGATCATATAGCTCTTCATTTGAGGTTAGACCAAACTGAGAACGTCGCTCTGGTCCCATATCACCCAGCATATTAATTTGCATGATTCCGTAGCTTTGATCAGCACCCTTGCCGTTAAAAGCCGTAGGATTACCGCTACTCTCACCCATAGCAATTTTTGCTACAAGAGGTGCATCTTTTTGTGAGAATCCTCCTTGCACTGCAAGTGCCTCAAGTTCTTGTTGATTGTAGATTTTACCTGGTTTGGGCGGAGTGTATGAAGTTGAACCACTACTTCCTGAATCAGAAGATCCTGAAGGTCCGGAAGATCCAGGCAATTCAATAGGTTTGTATCCGCCCGTAAGATCTACTTCTTCAGCTTGCGTTCTAAGCTCTTCAGCTTTGGTTTTATTCGTTTCAATAAGTGCGGCGTAACCCTCAGCACTTTCACCAACATTTCGTTTGGTACGTGACTCTTGCCCTAACTTATCACCAGCATCAGCAACAAGCTGGCCACCAGCAGCAAGTACACCAGCCTTACGTTTACTCTTACGGTATTTCATCTCACCGTCTGTTTTAATCTTGTCAGACTTGACGTCTGCAGCAGCTTTAATGCCACGTGAGGTGATTTCACCTTTGATCTTCATCGCAGCAATCTTTTCTTTTGCACGAATGGTATCAGCAGCAATTACTTGCTCATCAGCTTTCGGTGAGTACGAACGTGCTACATCAAAGGTATTTTCAAAATCACGAGCAACCGCTTTACCTGATTGAGAGTAATCACTAACTCTTGCGTTGAACTTCATATCCGTAGACGTGACTTTCTACCATTCTATTAATTCTTTGAAAAATGTAGAATAGAAATATTGATAGCGCTTGCAAAATGAGTAGGTTTAATGCAAATCAGTTGCTAAACGATTTTTATAGCTATAAGCCTGATGAAGACGATACTGTAGGGCAGATGCAGAAGAATGCCTATCAGGGCAACTTTGTGCAGTCTATGGTTGATACTCAGAATGCTATGGCACTGGGTAAGTTCAACCAAGCTCTGGCTCAGGGCAACATGACCCAACAGGCTGACTTGGAGCAAAGGAACCAAGCCGCTCTGATGAAAGATGAGTTTGCATATGGCATGGAAGCCATGTCAGCTCAGGCAGATATTCAGAACAACGCAGCTAACCAGCAGCACACCCGTGACCTTGGTATGACTGCTGCACAAGGTGAGCAGCAACGTAAGAATATGGAGAGGGCTGGGCAGCAAGACCGACTTGGAACAATTGTGGAAGGTGAGCAAGCGCGTGCTACTAATAACTTAAACAACCAGTCATCTGAGCGTATTGCGTCTGGTCGGTACGACGCTGATCGTTACGAAGCAGATAAGTCAGCAAAGGCCACTATGTTTACTGCTAGCAAGCAGGCAGATGCACAAATTAAATCCGCTCAAGAAGCTGCAGGGGCATCTCGGTTCGGATCAGAGCAGGCAACAATTCAGTCTGGTATTCAGGCAGGGGCATCAAAGGATGTTGCAAGAACTCAAGCGGATGCGTCTAAGTTTGGAGCCAAGACTCAAGCAGATGCATCAAGAGATGTAGCAGGTACTCAGTTAGAAGGTACAAAGTACACCGCTGCTAAGCAAGCTGAAAGTGCTTTAGGCGTGGCTGATATCCAACGTGATGCTGCACAGAATGTGGCAACTATGGAAACCCAGGCTTCTATCACAAATACAGATCGCTCAGCTTCTGCATCTGAGAATGTTGCTAACACTCAAGCAGGTGCTCAGCGTGATGTTGCTTCCACTCAGGCAGATGCATCACGAGACGTAGCGCGTACACAAGCCGATGCTGATGTGAGTGTGGCTGATACCACTTCATCACGTCAGTTGGAAGGGACTAAGTACGGTGCTGATAGGCAACTGGATGCAACCAAGGATACGAACGTGACGAGCACACGAAACATCGGTGCAACTGGTGAAGAGACCCGTAAGAGCCAAGACAACGAACAGCGTCTGAGGGCTAAGGATCGAGCCAACATGCATCAATATGCTCGTGGCACTGCGAGGGCATACTGATGACTACGAAGTCAGATACGAAAACCGGTAAGGTCTATCTCAATCTGGTAGATCAGTGGTTGGATACGTTGCCTGCATCTGAGTCTGAGGACTTCAAAGAATTTGCTGAAGTCACTCCAAGCATTATTGAGATTTGGGTATATGCCGGTATCGTCGGATATGAGGGAACATTCAACGATTTAAGTCGTTGGGTGAAGATGAAGTATAAGAAGCTCAATCGCCGCGAGATCCTGAATAGTGAGATTAGCTTGCTGCATGCAGATATTCAGGAACTACGTATGGCTATTACGTCTGGAGACGTTAGAGGAGATAACGGTGCAGCACGACTGGCAGCATTAGAGAAAGAACTCCGCTCACATATCGAGACCAGTGATCGGATGAACCGCATGACAGACAAGAAAGGTTTGATCCTTGCTGGTGCAGACCGTGTACTCCGTGAGATGACTGCCATCTTTAAAGATGATCCGCAGTTCTCTGAGGCAATCGCTCGTGCAAACGAAGCGGTGTTTGCCAAGGTGTATAGCGAGTTGAGTAATGCGTGATTTTGAAAAGGCTCTAGAAGTTGCATTAGAACTACCGGATATCTCTTATCCGGATGGAGATATCAGGTCTCTGCGTGAACAGACAGCAGTCATGATCCGCTTGCCATCTATTCCTGGTGCAAGCATCGAACGCTATTACGGTTCTAATCGTGCAGAAGAGGCAGCAGAATATGCAGCCGCTATTGGTGCAGCATATGCAGAAGATCGTAGGCGTGCAATTATTATGCGAGCAAAAGCAAGAGTAGAAGCAAGGCTTGCTCAGGCATATGCAGAAGGAAGAATTAGATAGTTAGACTAATACTAAAAGTATTAAGTATGGCTATTGCAAGTTCTTCGTTAGCGTTAAAACGTGCCGCTTTGATGACGGCTACGAAAGTAACAACCAAACCACCTAGCGAAGAAGTTCTAAGAGCAAGAGATGATTTCCATGACTTCTGTTGCTTTATGGGTAAGAAGCCTGCAAAGCACATGTTGGAATGGCACAACGAACTATGCACAGGAGAAGATAGTGAATGTCTAATAGGAATCAGCGGACCCAATACATCGATCCTCGCACCACGTGGATCTGCGAAAAGTACTGTCCTTGGTTTGTATGCAGCCTGGATGATCGGGAGACATGCTGCTGCCAAGCAAATGCTGCGCATTCTGTACATCGCATACATGGTGGATATTAGTCGTGCAAAATCAGCAACCATCAAAGGTATTCTCCAAAGTAATAAATATCGTGAAGTCTTTCCTATGGTTAGACTTTCGAAAATCAAAAGGTCTGACGAATACTGGTCAATCGACTACGAGTTTGCGGGAATTGATACAGCAGGTGAGGAAGCTTTCACAATTGCGTGTGGTGGTCTCAAAGGTGCAATCACCTCTAAACGATCGCAGTTGGTGCTTATTGATGACCCTATCAAATCTGCCGCTTCAATCAACAACCCAGACATTCGCCGTGAGATGGAGCAGACGTGGTCTAACGTTATCGCACCAACGATGTTCCAAGGTGCACGGGCTATTTGTCTGGGAACGCGCTTCCACTTTAACGATATTCACGCAACACTCTTTGTGCCCAAGAACAATTGGAAGCAGATAGTTCAACAGGCGGTAATTACAGACGCTGACGGAAGGCAACGTAGTTACTGGCCTGAGTTCTGGTCGATGAAGTACCTGAACGAACGCAAGATGGAAGACCGTGTTGCATTCGCTTACCAGTACCTCAACACCGCAGTCAAGACAACAGAAGTTGGTATCTCACCAGAGCTGATTGTCAAAGGAGAGATCCCTGAAGACTACGACTGCCTAGGTGTAGGTATTGACCTTAGTGCTGGTCTATCAGAAAAGAATGACTGGACAGTTATGACGTTAGGGGGAATTAAAGATGGAAAGATTTATATGATTGACCAACGACGTGAGCGAACGATGGGCAACATCCAAAAGATGGACACGCTCTGTCAGATGCTTGCTGATTGGAACATCTTGCTTGAGAACGATGATGGTCAGTTCTTCCCGACTATGTCACCGTGCATGATCTGGCCTGAAGCAGTTGCATATCAAACATCGTTCGAGGGTGACTTCAAACGAATTATGCATGAAGACCGTTCACTATATAACTTGTCAGTATCACCAGTGAAAGGATTCAAAGGTGACAAGCTTGCTCGCTTGCGTGGTGTCCTGGGTGTATATGAGCACAAAAAAGTAGTCTGGAACAAGTGGCGTAAGTGGACTGTACTTGAAGATGAACTACTGAACTTTGGTCATTCACAACATGATGATGCTGTGGATTCGATGGTGTTAACTATGGGCGGATTGTTGAGAAGGGGAAGTTTACAAATTGACTACAATAGTGATAGCTTTGAACTCTAAATAGTCAGATGTCAGAAAAAAGAATGGCGGGCGATGCGCTTCGCGATCCCAATTTTGTCGCCCGTACAAAACTATCTGACGACCCTGAGAAGGCAGCAGAACGTGCTGCAAAGGTAGGCGGAAGATATGACGTTTCAGGATATTCAGATAGAGATATTTCTATGGCCCTTCAAGGAGATTCATTCCTTGAGGATGATTATTTTCGTTTGACTGGTAAGCGTCCTGGTGGCGACAAGAAAGAATCTGCACCAGCACCTACTTCAGTTACGCCTCCTAGTGATGACGGTGGCAGCGATACCCCTGCCCCGGTGTCTCCTATGCCGACCAGCAACGATCCAACGTTTGAGATCACACCTATTGTTCCTGGTCCTGGAATCTTTGGCGGACAGATTCAGAACGTTCAGCAAGATAATGACATCAACCAGACGATTGGTGACAACAACGTCGTTACCAACAACGTAGACAATTCAGTTAGCCAGCAGAACGGATTTGGATCTGCAAATCTGTTCAAGAGCAGGTTTATGAAGGAATACGATTTCTTCAACTAAGTACAATTTAAATAACGCCTAAATACTGATATGTCAAACTTTACTCAGCCCAATCAAAATTACTTTGCAGATGCAGCAAAGCGCCACAAGATTACTAGTGGTCAAGGCGGTGATGCAAAATGGCTAGAAGAGGACTTTAAGAATAAGACAAAAGGTCTTGATCAAGATCTTGCTTTTAAAGCCTTGGATGGCGGACGCATGTGGGGTGCTAGTGACCAAGCCCGTTACGACAAAATGGTTGCAGCCAAGGGTAAGGCTCAAGCACATCAGAATGGATCAGGCAAAAACAATCAGATCAACGACAACATCACCCCTGGCACGGGTCCCAATAAGCCATCACCATATAACAACGATCAGAAGAACGAATCAACCAATACTCAAGAGCAGAACGTCCAGCAAGACAACGACATCAACCAGACGATTGGTGATAACAACCTTGTGACCAACAACGTTGATAACTCGATTCGTCAGTTTGGTGGTGACAACCGTTCCATGCAAATCAACACCAACGGCAAGGGTTCACTAACTGAACAGCTTGATGGTTCTGCAACTGCTGCCACGCTGGGTGGTTTCTACGATGTGGATGATAGCCCTGCTGCTCAAGCCAAGTTTCTAGACATGCACAATACCCTTAACAGGGACGCACAGAAAGGATTTAAAAGTGCATCTGATTACTCGAACGCAGCAATTAAGCGTGCCGAGAAATTCACTAAGATGGACTCCAACGCTTTTGACAAGCGTGTAATGGCTCGTACCCGTTCCAACGAAGCATCTGCACGGATGGCATACACCGATCTGTTCGGTGATGGAAACGCACCTGATTGGCAACGTCCTGCATCTCCCAAACCAACCCAAGAACCGGATTGGGATGACATGTACAACAAATTTACAGACTTCTAATAAAGATAGATAGACTGTAAAAAAGAGTAGTTAAAAATGAACACACAAGAGAGTGGATTTAAACAGATACTGTCTGCTGCTAAAGAGCGTAGAGGAGACTTATCTGTAGATACCATGATTGTGTCATCGCATCTTGCACAGATGCGTATGTTCATGCTGCGTCGTGGTATTGAGTTCTACGCCGAGCAAGATAGTTACGGATATCGCAAAGACTTTATTGCCAAGGTGTGCGAGCAGAACATGCTCGACATGAAACTGGACAGCATCGTCGACCACTTCCTGTGTGACGGTCAAGGTCTCTTCTACTTCCGTCCTTCAGGTGATGAGTACCAGCTGCTGTACTTCCCAAAAGACAACTACCGTGCATACAGGGATCAAGATGGCAACATCAACAGTGTTGTGCTGACTTATAGCTTTAACGTTCAAGATAGCCAGCAAGGCTTTGCTGCATACACTGAGCAAAATCCTCGTGGTGGCAAAAAGAAATACATCCGCTTGAAAGTCTATAAAGACCGTATTGAGCAGACTATCTCAGACGAGAAGATCAGCTTTGATGATCAGATACAGCAGATGAGTAATCTGGCTGGCAAGACTGAGACCTTCATCAACAGTCTTGGCTTTATTCCAGCCGTTGAAGTCTTCAACTACATGGACTGTACCGGTGAAGCGACTGGTAACGGTGAGTTTGAGTGGTTGGCTAACCAGATCATGTATCACGATGAGCTGGTCAAGAACGTTCGTAAGAACCTGAAGTTCTTCGGCAACCCCACACTGATCTCTAGCCGTCCTAAGCACGACATTATTGAGAGTGGGAATGAGAGTGAGTTCCGACCCACGATCAGTTCCCAGGCTGGCTTTGCTGCTATGGGTCGTTCCAGCACTCGTGTCAGTGAACCGTTCGGTGGTGCCTCACCTATCGACGGACAGATCCGTGTGCCTCGGGTGATTGCAAACCTGGAGCCCACTGACCGTATTGGTTACCTCACACCAGACAGCGTGAGTGGTGACCAGAACATGTACATCAAACAGTACCGCTCTGAGATCCGTCTCGCTCTGGGTGGTGTAGATGATATCGACTTTGGTACAGCAGCTACTGCATTTGAAATTAAGACGCTCTACGGACGTGTTGCATCAACTGCAGAGAAGAAGGCACGTGCACTATTTACGTACGGACTTTGCCGTCTGTTCGGTCTGATGATTCTGCACGAAGAGCGCATGTTTAATGAAAGCTTTGCAGCAGCTATTGGTCTGACTAAGCCTCAAATTCCCCTTCAGGAAGAATTCCAAGATCCGGAAGAGTATATGAAGGCGAACGAGAAATATATGAAGGATCTAGCTAAGTTTGAAAAACAAAGGAATGATGAGCTTTCTGCTACACTTGAGTCAGGCGATATGCCTCCAGGTGTTACTGGTCTAATCCCCGACGGCAGCACGAAAGTTGACTGGCGTTGGATGGGCGAAGTCTTCGAAGAAAGTTCCGACGAGATTCTGCAAAACAGCATCGTTGTTCGTAACCTCCAAGAAGCAGGCGTCGGTTCTATCGAAGCTCTCAAATATCTTTTCCCCAATAAAACGGAAGAAGAAAGAGCAGCGATGATGTCCGGCTTCCCATTCAGGATTGTTAAAGAGACACAATCAAGCATTAATTCATTCATCGGTTTGCTGGGTAATTTGTACCAGCTGCCTCATCCTCAGACACCCGACAAACCTTTGGCGTCTGATCCGAACCTTGATATCACAGGGTTCCTCTATAGATCACTCGATTATTTACGTAAGGAGTTAAGTTACAGTGGAAAGTACAAGCCAAGCAGTAGCGACACAAGCACCAGTAAGCTCAGCGCCGCAGACGAGCGCCGCGCCGCAGCAGGTCAGCCAGTACGCGACGAACGCACCCCAAGCATTCCAGGCATCACCGATGGGCCAAATGCCCCAAGCTCCGGTGGCGCCCCAGGCACCGGCCCAGGCAGCGCAGGCTTCGGCTCCGGCGGGGAATCCGTGGCAGGAGGCGTTTCAGGCACTCAGCGCCAGCTTGAATACAAGCAGCCTCTCCCCGGCCCCGGCACAATTCTCGGCTTACCAGACTCCAACACCGCAGGCCCAAATGCAAGCCAGTTGGGGTTCAGTAGCCCCAACCCAGCAGCAAGCCCAGTATTCGGCTCAGGAGATTTACAGTCCCCAAGTTTCAACCCCGGCTTACTCTCCCAGTCAGCTGCAACAACTCCAACAAGAAGCCGTAAGCGCTCCCGTAAGTGAGTCTTACCTGAGCCAGATTTCTGACGACAGTCTGGAAGTTCTTGAGCACTTCGGTGCTGAGGCTCCTGCTCTCCTGAACACCTATGCCTGTGCCGTTGAGGATGCCCTCATCGAGCAAGTGCAGCGTGGTCAGTCCCAGGGACTGCTCCTCGAAGCAGCTGGTGAAGAGCGTGCAGCCATGAACATCATGCTGACCGACCCTGACGTGCTTGCTGACTACGTCAACGAGTTCTATGGTCCTAACGGTCCTTATCCGACCGAGACCCCCGCTGAAACTCAACAGCGTGCTGAGTACGAAGCCCGTGCACAGTTCGAAGCTGAGATCGAAGCTCAAGAGCAGGGACGCGTTCCTCAGTCCTTCAGCCGTCCTGAGATGGAAATGCCTACTCCCGGTCGCCAGCAGAACGCTGCTAACGACTTCTGGGGTCAGTTCAGCGACATGATGGATTCTTCTCCTGAGAACGCCTGGCAGTATCTGTCCCAGGCTCCTGGTCAAGCCTTCCAGTCGAAGATGCTGGTTCAAGACCTCTGATAACAACTGGGGTCCTTAATTGGACCCCTTACAATATAAGTATTGACTAAGAGATTTACGATGCGAGTTTCTCCTTTTACTGTTGCAGAAGAAAGCCTGGGTGCATCCCTTTCTATGCAAGGCCTCGGTGGCATGGAACGTACGTCTGCACCGAAAGGACCCAATATGTTTGATGGGGCACCTCCATCTCAAGTGACTCAGAATACTCAGCCATACAACAACGCTCGTATGCAACAGCAGGGAATCCTGCAGAACACCACCTCTGCTGCTCAGCAAGCACAGGCCGATGCTGTTCAGATGCAACGCAAGCTGCAGTTGGTTGAAAATAATGCTGAGTACAAAGCCATTAGTCAGCGCGAAACGACTAAGGCAGCAATCATGGACATGATGAACACCCCTGCCACTCTGGCTATGGGCAACATGTCTCCTCCTGAGCAAGCCAAGATGCGCAACGATGTTGCTGTGGGTAAAGCACAGTCTATGGGTATCAATCCTTCTCTTGTTCAGAACCAACTTTCCGAACGACGTTACGGTTAATTTACTACAATAAGTATTAGTCGTAGACGATAAATCCATGCGTTTAGCTGGTGAACAAACTGCATCTGATCCTGAGATCTTCCAAACTATTTGGAAGCATCTGAAGTCAGATGGTATGCCAGACCAAGCTGCTAACCAACTAACAGCTGAAATGGTTACGCATGGGGAAGACGTTGATTCTTCTGTCGAGAAGTATGAGCGTGCCTACGACAATTACAGAGAGCGTGGATATAACGAACATGCCGCACAGGCTATGGCAGTAGAGTCGTTAGAAGGTGGAGAAGAACCTAAGGAAAGTAGACGATTTGCTGGAATATACGGCAACTAAATCACATATAGGCTTGCTAATTAGTAGAATATAGGTTATATTAAATATATACCCAAAGAGCACTATATGTCAGCAAAAATATCAGGAGATTCCGTCCGAGCTTACTTGCGTGATATCGGGCGGATTCCCCTTTTGGAGCACGATGAAGAGATCCTTCTGGGTCGTCAAGTACAACGTTTGATGGAAATCAAAGCATGCGAAGAGCTTGCTAGTACCAAGACAAAAGAAGATTTAGCAGGTGTACTTGGGATAACATTAAAAGAACTTCGTCGTGAGATTCGTCATGGAGAGAAAGCAAAAAATAAGATGGTCACAGCAAACCTCAGGCTCGTTGTTAGTGTTGCAAAGAAATACACCAAGCGGAACATGGAACTCTTGGACATCATCCAAGAAGGGACGATTGGTCTCGTCCGTGGTGTTGAGAAGTTTGATCCTGGTCGTGGTTACAAGTTCTCTACTTACGCTTATTGGTGGATACGGCAAGGGATTACTCGGGCGATTGCGGAAAAATCACGTGCTATCCGACTACCGATCCACGTTACTGAGAACCTCAACAAACTTAAGAAAGCCCAGCGTGAGCTGAGCCAACTCAACGGCGAGCTGCCTAATGTCTTCCAGCTGTCTGATCACCTTGGCTTGACAGTCGACGAGATCAAAGACTTGATGTGCAAGGCACGTCAGCCAACCTCCCTTGAAATCAAGATTGGCGAGAACCGTGATACTGCTCTGATCGATCTACTTGAAGACGAGACACAGTTGCCAGATTTACTGTTAGAGCGTCAATTCATCAAAGAAGATATCCGCGAACAGATCAGTGAGCTGCCAGAGATGCAAGCTGCTGTGATCTCTATGCGCTACGGCATCGGTGAAGAAGTTCTTGAGCCTATGTCGATGACTGCTATTGGTCAGCTGCTCAATATGTCACGTGATCGCGTGCGTACTCTTGAGCAAAAAGCAGTACGTGCACTGCGGGAAAAACAGGCTGAGCTAAAGGGTTATCTGTAAATTACAATAGAAGGTAGGTTATGCGCGACTGTAATGAACGTTACTGCCGAGATTAATAAAAAGATTACACAATACGGCGGTAGCGGAAGCAGTCGTCAAGATTACTTGTCTTCGAACAAGTCGCTAAACCTGAACGCCAGTGCCAACAATATCAACAGGGCAACTGGTCCTAATATCAGTGCAATCCCTGTTAGGTACAACATAAACGATGAGGTTGGCTTGTTTGGTGCAGAGAATAACTTCACTAAGATTACTGTAAATATTCAGAACGCTTCGACGTATTACAAGAATAATCCATTCCCTGAGAATGATTATTTCGATCTATGGATCACAAACGCCACAGCTACTGTTAATGATTTCGAAACAGGCATTATTGATAATGCTAGGGATCAGACCACAGTTAACACGTTTAACCCTGCAATCATTCAATCAAGTCTGTCTTCATATGCAAGACCAGTTATTAATGTATCAGTGAAAAACCTTAAGAGTGGTAACCAGTATCTGGATAACTGGCTTGACTACCAAGTATATGACAGCAAAAAGAATCCATATGATTATGATGACTTCTACATCTTTATTGAAAGTAGCTTCTATCTAGGATTTCACGCAAGAAATACCAAGCGTCTACCTGTCAACTTCCAGGTAGATATTGGTACTGAGTTTCTTGAGTTTCAACAAATGACGCCTGATCAGAAGAAACGCCTACTGACTTAGGACGGTTCGTATTCTTTGATCGTACGGGTAAGAACAGATCCACCTGAGATCTTAGAGAACTGATATTCCTTATAAATAGTATTATCGTTTGGAGCGAACACTGCAACACGCTCAGTAGTTCCTTTAACTGGGAAAGTAAAACCACCATCACCGTTGTGACGGATCTCAAGGGTTTGAGCACCGCCGTCCACAGGGATGACCAAGCGGAGATCACCAAAAGATGTGGTGCTCACCTTGAAAATTGCACACTCAACATAAGCAACCGTGCCCTTCTTATTCCACCAACGAGGGAAACGATGAGTTGAACCTTTGGCCGGACGCACTAACAGCATCTCGTCACCAGTCTGTCCAACTACATTAGCGCCGCCCTTGTATGTAAGTTTATCGGCCATTAGATTACTTTAAATACCTTCTTCTATTTTAGACATCTTTTGATCTGCGCGTTTCGTCCACTTTAAATTGTCCACCCGATTGTTAGTCTTGTTACCGTCTATATGTTTAACAACGCTGCATCCTTTCTTCTTCCCATAAGGAGTAGGTGGCAGACCAAGAAAAGCAAATGCAACCAACGTGTGAATAGGAATGGTCATTAGTTTCTTTCGTCCAATACGTTGCGTCAGATTGACAACAGGGTATCCAGTCTTTGCAATCTTAGGTTTAAGAATACGTTCGATAGTCCCTTTAGTGCTTTTTATGTCACCTTTGTCGTTTACGTAATATTCAATACAGCACTCAAATCCTGGCAGAGTATGAACAGGAATCCACTTATTGCTATCAATAAATTCCATAATATCCTTGGGTATTCATATCTAAGTATATCTAAAATAGGTAACATCTAATTATGTGAGTAAGTCGAACTCACAATATTCTTTTATAGCTTTGGAGTTACGATCCTATGTGGATTGATAATGACTTTCCGAAGCTCCTTGGTGCTGAACTGTATCGCCCTCACCCGGCATACATCATCGAGATGGCAGTAGAGCCTGTTGTGGTTCATGACTTCTCGAAACAGCCCGGTCAGACTGTGCAGCTTGACCGTTATCGCTTCTGGGGCAAGCCCGGAACCAAGGAGTCTCGTGAGCGTACCGCTGATCAAACCCTCGGTACCGCATCTGCACGCAACATCGTTAAGGACAAGGTCCTGGTGACTCTCCGTGAGTACACCGGTCCTGCCGATACCCGCGATTCTGCTCAGCCTTCCACCTTCAAGGTGGCCCGCGAAACCCTCATCACCGCTCAGCGTCTGCTGCTTGATACCGGCAACCTGAACGTGTTCCACCAGTCCATCGGTTCACTGACCCTGCTCGACGACTACCGTCGTTGGCGCGACCGCGTGTTTGCTAACGAACTGCTGAAAGCAGAAGCAAACGGTCAAGCCTCTTCTGAGCAAGGTGGCTACTACCTGCCCGGTGGCAAAGAAAAGGGCAACACTGGCGGAACCTTGGGTGTGACCTACGAAGCTGGCGAATCCGCCAAGTTCGATGTCACCACCGACCTCCTCGAAGTCGTCAAGGACATGCGTAAGCGCAACGTCCCGACCTTCGCTGATGGTTACTACCGCTGCATCGTGGATCCGACCGCGATGATGCACCTCCGTCAGAACTCTGACTTCCGCGAGATTGCTCGCTACCCAGGCTCCGGGATGATCAATCCTATGCAGCCTAACCAGGCTCCCAACGCCAACTTCTACCAAGGCATGGGTCCTGCATACGGTCAGGCTGGCTTCGTTGCCGGTCAACCCGTGATGCCAACTGGCTTCCTCTTCGAGGGTGTCCGTTGGTTCGAGTCCACCAACCTGCCTGAAACCTCTTACAACCTGGTGGTTACCGATTCTGATTCCACTACGAGCGCTTCCGACTTCGGTGCCTCCCAGTTGATCTTCTTCGGTCCCCAAGCTGTGGGTGTGGGTATTGGTGGTAACAACGCTCAGATCTTGTTGAACAACAACGACGACTTCAGCCGTTTCATCATCATGATCTGGTCCTTGTTCGCCGGTTTTGAAGTACTTAATAAGGACTTCATCACGGTTGGTTACTCTTTCGTTTATTGATAGGAGTTAACTAATCATGTCCGTAATTTTTCCTGGTAACTACGTAGCTCACCTGAACGCTTATCGCGATCAAGGTGTGGCCGCCCTTCCTGGCGTTGAGTTCTATCAACTCCGTGGTCTGGCATATGTGACCGAAGACCAAACCGGTGGCGGTACCCTGACTCTGGAGATTCCTTCTCCCGATCTGCGCCAAGACGACAAGCCCCGTCTGGATAAGCCCTTCGTGCTTCCCGCTGATGGCTGCACCGTCTACCGCACCGCTATCAACGTGCAGAACCTCGAAGCTTCTGGCACCGATACCGTGTCTGTCTCTGGTCTGAGCACCACCTCCGGTACCCAGGCTTCCCTGGCTGCTGCTGATGGTGTGTTCGACGAAGCTGGTGCTTCTACCGTCTTCGACGGCTTCAACACCATGTCTGCTGAGACCGGTTCCGTGACCATCAGTGCTGCCTACTCTGGCGCCCTGACGATCGTTAACCCTGACGACCAAGCCATCGTGATGGTGGAAGTCTGCTTCTTCGTTGACGCTCCTGGTCCCGAAGCCGACGACTACAACCTGTCCTATAAGGTTGAAGCTGGTCAAGGCTATTGATCTAGTCGTTCATATAACAGAAATGGGGGCTTAATTAGCCCCTATTTTTTTGTCTATAATAATGAAGTGAGCATTACCCCAATATGAGTAATTTATTCCAAGATACGAAGACCGGTAAGTTAGTCGAATTCATCCATAAGCATGACAAAGAGTATGCGATGGTTCGTGACGCTAGCGGTAATATCACCTATGTGACCCTTGATCAACTCGTTCCTTACAGCAAAGAAAAGGGACGTCTTGCAAAAGTCGCGGCACCACAAATCCAACCAGAACCGGAAGAGCAAGCCCCTGCTTCTGTTGTCCCGATTGAAGACACCCGTCTCAATCTCAACACTGCACCTCCTGAGCAGATTGCAAAGCGCCTGCCTGGTGTTGGTTATGCCACAGCTAAGCGCATCGTTGAACTGCGTATGTCACTCTCAGGTGAGCGCTTTAGCAACCTCAAGCAACTTGAAAACATTCCCCGCGTTAACTGGGAACAGTTGATTGAGGAAGACCTTATCTTCATTAGTTAAACTAGATATAGTGCTACTAGTAAGATAATGCTGACGCCACAAGAAGCTTTACTTTTTCAAGCAGTTAAGGACGAGCAAGCACGTCAAGAAGCTGCTGACACTGCACTATCTTTAGGTGCAATTGGTGGTGCCGGTATTGGAGTAGTTGGTGGTCAAGTACCACACATGATTGGTAAAGGTATTAATAAAATGCGGGGGCGTAAGGCTCCAGTATTTAAACCTGGACCTCGGATGGCTGGTGGTCTGACAGGAGCAATCCTAGGTGGAGCTCTTGGTGCAGGTAGTGCTGCTCTGATGAAGCAGGAATCGCAGGCTGCCCAACTGCTTGGCAAGTTGCAAGCACAAGGTGGACAGCTGTCGAAGATAGATGAGCAGCTACTGTCACAGCTGCTTGGTGATATTTATCAGAATCCTTCGCAGTTGATGTAATGGAACTAGACGAGAATCTCAAATCGAAGACTCGATTTCACCTTGGCTATAACGCAGGTGCACAGCTGCCTGCAGGTGATAGAGCAAGGCTAGAAGAAGCGATGGCACTCATCCCTGATGAGTACTGGTATAACCAGATCGTCTATCACCTGAAGCGCTGCGATAACGCATGGCAAGTCTCTGCCTACTTCCCAGATGACATTCTCGATCCAGAAGGTTCTGGCATCGTGAACTTCTCACGTCAAGAGGTTCTGTCTGGTGACGTGCAGAGAACAATCAGTACATCAGATCCACTGAAGGGGGATGAATATTTCCGTGAAATCTATCTTAGAGAATGTGATCGACTGGCTGAGAGTCTGTATGTTGCCAACTATCGTCGTCCTGAAGTACGGCGGTATGCGTTTGATCGTGCCGGTAGTGAGTTTATTATGGCTATTCCTGGTCCTGCCGACACTGCTGTGGGGTCACGGATGACACTACATACACACTGGCGATAATAGTAGAATAGTTTTAGGAATCATCAGTATTAATCATGCATCCAGTTTCAACACATGGTGCTCACAAAATTACGATGAATAGTGCTGAAGCGGATTACGAACAACGCAAGAAGCAAGCCATGGCGCAGGCTGATGGTAATTCATTTGTAACTGGAGCAAGACAGGCAGGGCAATTCGTAGGAGATGACATACGTGCTAGCCGTACTCAGATGGGTGCAGTTCGCATGATGCCTCAGGAATTGATTGAAGGAGCAGAAAGCAACTTCAAACATATCCCTTCTTCAGCAAACGTTCCTCTGAACAATCCTGAAGGAACCACAGGCAACGTCGAGCTTGGGACTTCAGCAACTAAGAGTCCTTCGAAGGATCCTTCTCAGTTCCAGACTCAAGCACTTGAAGATAAGCTCGGCATGTATGCCAAAGCAGTCAGTAATGCTGGCTATAGCTTGAACGATCGTTACCGCAGTGGGAGTCTGAACTAATGGCTAATAAGAAAGAAAATGCGATGAAGATGGACCCTCAGCGGTTCCAGATTGCAAAGAACATGTCCGTCGTGCCTGGTGGTCCGATGAACAACAGCCCTCAAAACATAGAGAGTATTGGACGACAAAGTGCATCGTTGGATGGCATGACGTCTAACCCCTACAACGACGCCAGGATGTCACTGCCTCAGATGGGTGCAGACATCCTGAACCCGATGAATGTGAACTCCTCAGGACTGCAACAGAACATGCCTGTGGGTCAACGTCTGAATTCACAGGATCCCTACGGTATGCAGAAGCAGCCCTCAGCAAACGTAGAGGAGCCGATGGAAGGCATGCGTCTTGGTCAAACTGCACAGAGCAAGGGACTCTTCACTAGTCAGTTCATGGGTCCTGTAGGCAATCAGACCCTGATGCCTGGTGCTATGGATCCGACGCTCCCTGCTAACCGTCCGTTCTTGCAGACGTCGCAAGAGCTTGGCATGGCTCCTGATGCAGGTGGAATGATCCCTGGATCCACTCCTCGAAAAAACCCAAAGAAAAAAGGTAAGAAGTAATGGCAACTACAGCAACTAATAAGCAACCCCTTCTAGTTGATCGCGTATTTCATAACGTCATCAAAACAGACCAGCTGTCATCTAACGATGCAACCTCAGTCAACGTTGCAGGTACCAACTCCTCATCAGTTGTCCTGAACTGCGTTGGTAGTGACGGTGCTGTGATCGAAGACTTGTATGCAATCTCCCGTAGTGGTACGACTACATATACAGCTCTGTTCTATTTCAGCAGTGCAACTGATTACTTGCGTTCTGATGAAGCAACGTATGTCGGTTCGATCGAATCTACAACGACGATTGGTCAGATCACATCTTCAACCAGTCTTCCGAAGGTTCTAGCACCTGTGCCTCATGTAGCAGATGCAGATAGCAGTAACCAATTCCGAGCGCTCTATGTGCCCAAAGGCAGGGTCTTGTGGGTAACTCTGCAGCTAGATCAGCCTGTGAATGCTGACGCAAACACCCTGCCTATCGTTGGTGCGCAGGGCGGATTCTATTGATCCATGCCTAGGAAGCAGAACGGCTGGAACAATCCAGTTGATGCAACCTTCAAGAAGTTTGGTACGGACCCAAAGCAGAAAGGTGCTGCGGGTTCATATCCATCGTTTAGACAGTACGGAAGCACAATCACCAGAACTGCTATTGAGCAGTGGGATTTAGATAGTACTTGGGCCAGGTGGCGCAAGGGGATGGAGTACTACTATCAGGCTGCTTGGTTGCCTCTGCTTACAGAGAATCCAAACTACGATTACTCGTTACCAGATCAGAGAGATCCAACAAAGCCGAACTACAACCCACGTTTTGTTACGCAGCAACTAAACACAATCCTGTATCAAGGAACGATTGTTGAAATTCCAGTCACGTTTGAAGGTTACAGATTTGCGACAAAGAATGCTGATAGCAAGACACACTACGTTCTTAAGAGAACAATCGATAACAACGTAGAACTAGGATATATCGCAGCTATATACAACAATCGAAATCAATACAAAGAGAACTATGCAAACAAGGAACTGTGGATTGAGGTTGTAGCAGGTAGAAATATAAACAGCGACTATGCGCTTGTTAGGTCTGAAGGTGACAGGATTTCTGATGGAGAAGTATCGGCAAACATTCTGAAGGTCCTCACATCTAATGAAAGACCTGCTATGTACACAGGTAAGAGTAGAGAGAAGGATTGCTCAATTCAGTTAGAAGTACCAAGCTTGGATATCCTGGCAACAGACTTTGTTGACAAGAATGGTATAGATGCACTGGTTGGAAACGTAGTCTATGTCAGAGATTTCTATGTCCAGCAACCTATTGATGCAAGTGAGGTCTTTACAGACTTCCCACGCTTCATGCAAGTGGATTCTCTTGTCAAGCAATCAAATGTATCGGTTGAGATTCTCGATGCAGGTGCAACCAACCTGCCTCCATCCCTGCTGGATATCAGCAATCTTGAGAAGATCTATGAAACTAATGCAGGTGAAACAACACTGACAGCAACGCACTTCTTTAGAAAGGAAGATTATCAAAGATACTTTGGTATCCAGTATCTGACAGCAGAGGTGATGCAGAGCGAGGTAGATACGATCGCTTTCCCGATCATGCCGTTCATCATTCTTGGTGTACGAATAAATCAAGCAAACGGTAAGGTCGTTATTGAATCAGAACCATTCCAATCATCGATTCAACTATTCACTCCACCTGAAGCACAGCGTGTGGTGATCCTGTCTGATTCAAGCTTTACACGTCAATCACCAGATGTTGATAGTAATGGGAACTATAACCATCAGGCACCAACTCCAGGTGAGCCTCTCTGGGAGAAGCTAGACATCGGTATCAATCCATGGATGGATGAGACGTTCATAGCAGGATCACGATTGTTCTACGGAGATATCTATAGCTGTAGCTGCCCTGCCTACTTACATGCAAAGATACGGCAACCTGAAGTCGTAGATGAAGAGGGCAATCTGATCAACAGACAGGCACGTATACCTCTGCCTACTTCTCAAAGTCAGAATACATATGACGGAACAGGTACGTTTAAGGTGTCCGGTATTATCCAGTCATGGGCTACTGAGAAGTACAAGCGAGACTTTAAGATCTGCAAGCACACAGTTGCTGCTATGTTCATCAACAAGATTCGTGTGATGGAACCCAACACACTTCCTAGCTATGAGACACGATTAAAGTTTGAAGAAAACCTGCGTGCAGACATCGATGAGGTGTCGCAGGAATTCGGTGAAATGCTTAGGAGATCTGAAGTTACAACGATTGAATTGATCTATGCGTTGTCCGAAGCACTGAACATGGATGATATCGAACTCGGATACCTTATGCAGAACGCAAACTTCTAAAACTATACAATAGAAGTAGTGTTTTAAGTACCGGCGTGGCTAACTATAACAACTTTAACGACAACTACGCTGGCATTATCACTGCCTTTCAAAAGGTAAGAAAGGATGCCGGCGAGTCTCAAAAGTTTTATCAGCCTAACTATCAAGGAATCATCGAAGCGATTCTAGATATGAACAAGTCGTGGTCTGGTACCACGCCTGGTGATTTTCCTCCTGGATGGAATCCTGTATACGACGATGAAGGGAATGTAATTGGTGGTAGTTGGCAGCCTGGTTATGAGCCAGCTCAAGGAAACTTGTGGTTCGACGAACGTCAAGGGCGTTTGATGGTTTACCTGGATGATGCTTACTATCAGGCAAACGGAGCCGACGTTCTAACCAAAGTTCAAGTTAGTCAACCTGCACCAGATGTACCAGGTGCTCTTTGGTACAACCCAGACACAAATGATCTGTACATTTTTGACGGAACGATTTGGGTGCTCGTTTCATCGACAAGTGTCAGCACGCTGACCTTGCCGCTGTCAAACCCAACAGAGGGTGGTTCAGAAGATGCACGTGTGCTGCCTGATAGCAGTGGACTGCAAACTCAAGCAGACTATAACCAGTGGATCTTTGGAGCACTTTCAGCACTCGACGAAAACCTGGGCGGTAATGCAGATGTAGTTATTTCTCCAACACCGCCGACAGAAGCAGAAGAGGGTGACCTTTGGTATTCATCACGAGATCTAGAGCTGCTAATTCACTATGACAGCTACTGGGTACCCGCAACCTTACCGTTGGCATTAGACAGTGATCCAAACTTCTTAGAACTAGTAGCTGATTTTGAAGACAGTAATGCTGCTTTTACATATCAGCTAGATGCCGTAAATACCAGGATCACCTCATTACAAAATGAGGAACTCAGAAGCTATGACCTAAGTATTGATAATGAGCTCCTCGGCATTAAGTTGACTGATGACCTAGGCGCATCAGAAACTGTACCGCTCGGAGGTACGGGTGGTATTTCAGTAAATGATGTAAATGGAGTAATTACAGTTGATGGTTCAAGCCTTGAAACTGCAATACAGAATATATTTAATGACTACACTACAGCTCAGCAGCGATCCGAACTAAATGCAACTGATCTAATTCAATCTCAAAGGATCTCTGCATTAGAAAATGCCAGTCATGTTTCAGTAAACGAATTTACTCAGCTATCTACAACAGTCGCTAACTTGCCTACGCAAGCTGACCTTGCAACAAAGCTTTCGACTACAGGAGGTGAGCTGACTGGTGAGTTGCAAATGAATAACTTCCGTATTGGCGATCTGGGACCTGCACTACATGCAAACGATGCAGTTAGAAATACTGAATTTCAATCGTTTAAGCAAGAAGTAGCAAGTAACTACATACCAATATCAAACCCTGTATTTAATGGATTGGTTGTAGAGCGAGATGATATGGGCGTAGCAGGTATCAAAATTACAGGAGGTGCTGCTGGTGGTTGCAAAGCAATCGAGATTAATACCAATAGGTATACAGGTACTAACGCGACTTTTGGGCAAACGGCAAATCCTGGCGAGGTTGCATGGCAGTTTGGCGGCGATGAAAACTTTAGTTGGATACACGAGACAACTGGAAAACAGTTGCGTATTGACAAAGATGAAGTTGTTGCAGCTAAATTGACGATAGGTTTATTTAGCAAAGACGTTAACGGTAACGATGTTATTACGAATAAAATAGATGTGAAAGAGCAGCTGATTGCACTACAAACAGCACTTCAGGGTGTTCGTTCTGCTCTTAGTAATTCAACGTCGTTTGAAGAATTCAAAACGGCTGTACTGACCCCCCTGATTGGTATTTAATGATGACCGCTTTCAATTTTCCCGACCCTCAAGTTGAAGACGGTGCGGAAGTAACTAATCCTGTCACAGGAATTACCTACCGATATCAATTAAATCAGAATCGTTGGTTTGCAATTAAAACTGATTTATCGAACGATGTTATGTGGGATAAGCAGGATGCTTTGACAGCATTAGCTCAAGCCCAGCAAGATATAATAGAACTAAAGTCTAAAGTTAATACTTTAGAACTCACATCATTCCTTATTTTGGAGTAATATGGCTTCCAATAAGCTTTCTGCTCTATCAGCAGTAAGTGGCTCACTTACATCTGATAGCCTCGTTTATATTGCTGACACTCAGGATAGCGGTTCTTCCTACGCAAGTAAGAAGATCACAGTCGCCAACCTCCTCAGCGATGTAGCTTCTACAACTGATCTGGGAACCTTCAGCGGTTCTACTATTGATAACAACCAATCCATCAAGGCTGCTCTTCAAGCCTTGGAAACTGCCCTTGAAACAGAGACATCTAACCGCGCTACTGCAATTAGCGATTTGGTTGATGGTGCTCCTGCCCTGCTTGACACTCTGAATGAGCTTGCATCAGCAATCAACGATGATGAGAACTTCGTCACCACAATCACTAACCTGATTGATGCTAACGAGACACACATCGATAACGTTGCAACCCTGACTGGTGTTGCTAAGGACAGCGCAAACCTTGGAATTTTTACCGGTTCAACTATTGCTGACAGCAGCACAGTAAAAGCTGCTATTCAAGCAATTGAGACAGCTGTTGAAACCAAGGCAAGCAGCGCAGTTGTTTCTGAAATCGACGCCAACGTTGATGACCTCATCAGCTTGAGTGGTGTTGCTGAACAACAGACTGGACTTGGAACCTTCACTGGCTCCACCATCTCTGACGGTGCAAACATTAAAGATGCACTGCAAGACCTTGAGACTGCTGCTGAAGCTGCAGCCGCTGGTTCTGCCGTTGCTGATCGCACCAAAACCATTACTGGTGATGCAAACACCAATCACTACCTGACCTTCGTTGCCGACGACAACAGCACCTCAACTGCTGAGACTGTCTTCACCGATGCCGGTATCAAGTACAACCCCAGCACGAACATCCTTGATATCTCTAACGGTACTGTTCATGCTCAGTATTTGACACTTGATAATGTCAACCTGAATGCAACTGCTACAGAACTGAACGTTCTTGATGGCATTACATCAACGACAGCTGAACTCAACATCCTCGACGGTGTGACTTCTACTGCTGCTGAACTGAACATCCTTGATGGTGTAACTTCCACGGCTGCAGAACTCAATATCCTCGATGGCGTTACTGCCACTGCTGTTGAGCTGAACTATGTGGATGGCGTGACCTCCAACGTTCAGACCCAGATTGATAGCAAGGTTGCTACTGGCGCTAATGTCAACACTTTGGTTGGTACTACGTCTGCTCAAACTGTGCCTGTTGATGGCAACGGTGATGACAACTACCTTTTCTTGGTAGTCAACAAAGCTACCGGTGCTCTGACTGCAGTTGATAAGACCTTCCTGGAAGCTGAGGGCTGATAAATGAAAGAGAGGAAGTTCTTGTTATTTCTTCTCTGTGGAATTTTCGTGTTCCAGGCCGGCATCTTTGGTGTCGGTCTTCTTTTTTGCTCGAAGAACGGAGGAATAGAAGCTTGCCCACAGTTAGGTGAAAGATATGAGCAAACATTCGGCGTAATGATTGCAACCACGCTAGCATTATTAACAGGTAATGGCATAAAGATGTGATGTTTAAATCAGATGATTTCAACTTATCTCTAGAGCAGGAACTAAAACTTCGTGTTGTCAACGACGAAATAGACAACTGCACAAGTGTTGAATCACTCCAGAAAGAACTGAAGTCTGCGACAACACTCCTCATGAAATATCAAAAGATAATCAATACACTAGTCAAAAATCAGATCACAAGAGACCTGGCAGATTTCGGATTAATTGTAGAAGAAAGAGGGTTAAAATAGTAGGAGACGCCTACATTTTGACAGATGCCATTAGAAGGTGAATTTAGAAATAGATTTAACAGGAACTACATTTGGGTGATTCCAGACAATCTGGGACCTGGTACTTGGCGTTTGACTGCTGACAGTGAGGAGGTTGAACCGCCTACTCCAGAGGGTCTCTTCCAAGCAATTGTAGATGAAAACTCACCTACCATTCAGGAAGGTCAGCTCGTTTACATCACTCCTTCCGGTACAGCTGCTCTAGCTTCGTCTTCGTCAATTGCTACAGGACGACCAGTGGGTGTGGCAGCAAACTCTGCTACTCCAAACTCACTTATTAATATCGGAGCAAACAAGGTTGTCAGCCTGACAGACATAAGCGTTGTTGTAGAAGGTGCCCCTACTCAATTTGAAACTGGTAGATACTACTGGCTATCAACTGAACCTGGCAAATTTACGAGAGATCCTGATACGACTACTTCAGGCTCGGTACTGATTCAGTGTGGTCTTGCTGTATCTACTAGCGAGATGCAAATTGAAATCCAAAAACCCTTGGTAATTTGACATGGCTGATCGTCGCATAACAGTACTGAACCCTGACGGGTACACAGAGGTGCTTCAGACTGCTGATCGCTTGTTTGTTGACAGTAATTCTCAATTAGCACAGACAGATTTTTCTGGCAACCTTACAGGTACTAATGGTGCTTTTAGTGGGAATCTGACTGTACAGGCAGTTCCTACAGCATCAAAAGATGTTGTCACCCTCGACTTCGTAGAAGATGTCATCATCAATCTGACACTCACAGCTGACTTGCCGGTCACGCTGGTCAATCAAGTAATTGCAATCAATAACGCAACTGAAAGCACAGTCGGTGCAGCCCGTTTTGCAACAGATGTAGAGGTAGCTTCACGTGCAGATGTAGATGCGGCTGTAAAGCCAGATCAGTTGGAGTCTGTGCTCGACACGATTGAAATTATAGGTGTTGCTCCAATACAAATTACAGAGGATCCAACCAATACTTGGACCGTTGATGTTGATTATGCAACGAATAGCACTGACGGCACCATCAGAATTGCAACTGACAGTGAGTCTGAGGCACGTACTCTTGAAACAGTTGCAGTCAACCCTAAGCAAGTCGCTGATCGTATTGCTGATATTCCATATGCAAGTACTGCAACTCCTGGTCTAATTCGTTTGGCTAGGGCTTCAGATATTACCGCTAGAACCAATACAGATAGATCTGTATCCCCTGCTCAGCTTGCTCAAGAAGTTGATACAGTTGGTGTCACAGTAAGTACTCCGCTGACCGTAGTTGAAACAGACAGGGTATTTGACCTGGACATTACTTACGCAACGGACACAGCTGAAGGAACGATTCGTATTGCAACTAGTGCTGAGCTAGAAGCGGGTACATCGTCAACAGTATGTATCACGCCATCTCACCTAGAAACACGTCTTGGTGGTCTAGAGATTCAAGATGGTACAACGACTGAAAAAGGTTTTGTTCGATTCGCAACTGGATCTGAAACAGCAACTGGAACAGAAACTGATGCTGCAGTTACACCTGCAGGTCTGCGGTTTGCTCTTGATCAAACAACGTATGTATTAGATGGTGGCACTTATTGAGTAGAATATACATAGGATTTTTATCCCGTCGTAAGGGTTTTTACCGATGAAACTACAGTTAAAGCGTTCAAATGTCCTGGCAAGCGGTGGCGCCAAAGAACCAACAGCAGCACAGTTGGAGTACGGCGAACTTGCCATTAACTACAACAAAGATGATCCGGCAATTTTCCTAAAAGACAGCAACAATAATGTTATTCGTATTAGCGGTGTTAACAATATTGCTGATGACGGGCAAGTAGAACTGCCTGAATCCAGCACGCCTCCAGCCAATCCTCTGCCTGGAAACCTTTGGTTTAACTCAGAAGACGGACGTCTCTATATCTATTACAAGGATCCAGATACCGAGCAGTGGGTCGATGCCAGTCCTGACAGCTGGGATCCTACAAGCTATCCCAACCTGGCTGACGACACTGCGCAGGCAGGAACATTAGATGATCGATATCTGATGCTCAATACTGCCAACAATCCAGTTACTGGTGCAGTAAATATTAATAATAAAATTAATCTGGCTACAGACGGTAGTGGTGACTTTGATGCAAACGTCACTGCAAACCGTTTTATTGGACCTCTCACAGGTAATGTGACGGGTAACGTAACAGGAACTATTACTGGTAACGCTGATACTGCAACCAGAGCACTTGATGCAGATAACGCTGACAAACTCGGCAATCAGACCCCTGCTTACTATCGCAACGCAACGAACATCAACGCAGGTACTCTTAACGACGACCGTTTGCCAGCAACGATTAGTTCAAACATTACTGGTAGTTCAGCCAGCTGTACTGGTAACTCTGCAACTGCAACGACAGCAACTAACATAGACCGTAAGCAAATTACCACGAGCAATAACTCAGCATATAGAATTCTTCTAGGCGATCCTAGTAATAATGCTGGTCCGTCACAAGCAAAGGTTGTTACCGACGCATCACGTTGTTATTACAATCCCAATACAAATGTCCTCGCTGGTATTGCAAGATTTACTGGTAAATCAGACACAGCAGGCGATGCAGATGACTCTGCCAAACTGAATGGTCAGAACGCTGCTTACTATCGCAACGCAACAAACATCAACGCTGGTACGCTTAGCGACGCTCGTTTGCCTAACACGATCAGCTCAGATATTACTGGCACTGCAGCTGACTCAGATAAACTAAGCGGACAAGTCAGAACAGATGCTGCATCTGGAGATACTGTTGTCAGTAGAACTGCAAACGCTGATGTTAATGTGCGCTTGATAAGATCAAATTTCGGAAATCAAGCCACCATTTCAGGTGGAATGGTTTTCAGGGTTAATGATAGTAGCGATAACTATTTACGTACCTGCAACGACACCGCAGCGATTCGTACATTCTTGAATGTCCCGACAAGGACTGGTGGCAACGCTTCAGGTACTTGGGGCATCAGTATTACTGGCTCTGCAGGCAGCGCTACTAATGCGACTAACTGTCGTATTGATCACGACACTGGCAACGCTTGGCATCGAATCGTAATGATTGACGACGGAAAGGATTCCGCAAGTAATAACCGATTGAAGACAGATAGTGCTTCAACTATTGCTATTAACCCAAGCACCAACCAAGTTCGTGCAACAACCTTCGTCGGTGCCCTGAGTGGTAACGCAACTAGTGCTACTAATGCTGGCAAACTAGATAACATCGATAGCACGGCGTTCCTCCGTAGCAATACAAGCGATCAATTTACTTCTGGAACACTGAGATTTAACGATAACTGCGTCCTGGGAATGGGTAGTGGTACTGATGCAGAACTCTTCTGCAACGGCTCTCATCTTTACCTTGATTTGAATAGTGGCATCGGTAACTTTTATATCCGCGATGGTACGACTACTCGTTTTACCTTTGATGACGCAGGCAGTTTCACTGCCACCGCAAACATCACTGCATACTCTGATATCTCACTGAAAGAGAATATTGAGACGATCCCGAATGCACTCGATAAAGTCCTTGCCTTGCGTGGTGTTGAATATAACCGTATTGATTTGGAAGAGAAGCCTCGTCAAATTGGTGTCATCGCACAGGAAATTGAAGAGGTCATCCCTGAAGTTGTTTTAACTGATGAAGAAGGTATCAAGTCCGTAGCCTACGGTAACTTGGTCGGTCTGCTTATTGAATCTGTAAAGGAACTCAAAGCAGAAGTAAATGAGCTGAAAGCAAAACTGGAGGGTTGATAAATGACAACACCAACTGGAACTATTAGCGCCTCTAACGTCAATAGTGAATTAGGTTATCCAACTACTCGCACCTTGACTCTGAATGATTCAGCGGTGCGTGCACTTGCTGGCAAACCTTCAGGGGCTATTTCATATAACAACTTACGAGGTAAGAAAAATAAAATCACTGCAAGCGGTGGCAACTCAGTATTTGACTCTGGTGGTTACAGGGTGCACGTCTTTACATCACCAGGCAGTTTGGTAGTGTCTAACGCTGGTGTTGGTCAGCCTATTTCATACTTCGTCGTTGCCGGTGGTGGTGGCGGTGTAATGGGTGGTGGTGGTGCCGGTGGTGCGAGGCCTGGCTCATTCACAGCAAGTGCAACTACCTATCCAGTCACCGTTGGTGGTGGCGGAGCAGGAAGAGCCGCACCAAGCGGTCCTGGAGGCAACGGCGGATCAAGCAGATTTGGTCCAATTGTTTCAACCGGCGGTGGTGGCGGAGCTGGTACTGGTCCCCTTGGTGCATCACAACCCGAAACCGCAAACCCTGGTGGTTCCGGTGGTGGTGGATATAAACGCCCTGGAGGTAGTGGTACATCAGGGCAAGGTAATAGTGGTGGTGCCGGTAATTCCAGTCACCCAACTGCTGGTGGCGGTGGTGGTGGTAGAACTTATGCAGGAAGTGGAAGTACAAGCGGAGTTGACGGCGGTAAAGGTGGCGGCGGTATCAAACAACCTTGGAGTCCTGGTTCTTACGGAACACCTAATGGATATGGTTGGTGGCCCAGTGGATACGGCAAAGCACCATCAGGTCGTTACTTCGCTGGTGGCGGTGGAGGCGGTGGCGGCAACACTGGTTCAAAAACGAACTACGGTGGCGCAGGCGGTGGCGGCCAAGGAAGTTTTAACCTCCAGGGTCCTAACTCAAATGGATCAGCAGGTTCAGGAAACACTGGCGGCGGCGGAGGCGGCAACGGCTCACCTGCTACAGGCTGGAATGGTGGTTCTGGAATAGTTATGATTAGGTATCCGTTGTAATAAATATGGCTCATTACGCAGAACTAAACGAACAAAATGAAGTTATCGAAGTCCTCTATGTAAGTAATGATGTCATTACTAACGAAGCAGGAGAGGAGGTCGAGCAGTTAGGTATTGATCACCTGCATACCCATCATGGTGCTGATCGCATCTGGGTTCAAACTTCATACAACGCTAGTTTTCGTGGCAATTATGCCATGATTAGTGGTGCATATCTGACAAATGTACGAACTCTTGGTGAAGAATCTGCTGATATATTTATCGAGCCAAAACCGTTTGCATCTTGGCTGATTCACGAATTAGAAGCACGATGGGTTTCACCTGTTGGTGATGAACCTGAATTAACTGAAGAACAAGAAGCATCCGAAGAGTTCTACATTTGGGACGAAGAAGCATGGCAGGAATCTACTCGCTCTGGAAATGCAACAGGCTGGGTGCTTGTTAATGAGACCACAGTACTTACTTACCTCGATTAATATATAGTTAATGATATTAATAACGTGGCGCTGCAATCAATTTGGTATTACACTGATTTAAATCCTGAAATAGTAAAGACTATTGAAACAGATTTAAAAGACAAGTTTGATGACGAGATGAAAGATTCCCAGATTGATTCTGGAGCAGTTAATAAAGAAAAACGCAACTCACATAATGCCTGGGTGCCTACTACGCACTGGCTCGGTGGATTTATGTGGCACTACATTCAACGTGCAAATCGTGAGAACTTCCTGTATGACTTAACTGCTGTTGATGGTGAAGCGATGCAATACACAAGATATAGCGAAGGGCAGTTCTATGGATGGCATAACGATTCAGATTTGCCAGGACATTACAAACCCATTTCGTCCAACACGAATAATTTGGAAGAAATGATTGGAGACTATCTGCATACAAATACAGAATATATACGCAAACTTTCGTTTGTCCTACAACTATCTAATCCTGACGACTACGAAGGAGGCAACCTCCAACTAATGGATGAAGAAGGTGCTTCTTATATCGCTCCTAGGCAGCAGGGCACAGTCATCTTGTTTGATTCACGAACACAGCATCGAGTACAGAAAGTAAGAAGTGGTGTGCGTAAGTCAATCGTGGGCTGGGTTGTCGGTCCACGTTGGAAGTGAGGTTGACGATGACTGAAGAAGAAGTGCTGCTTTCAGAAAAGAAAAATACTGGAACAAGTTGGACTCGTAACGAAGACTTTGACAAGAACGGGTATGTAGTTATCAAAGACTTGTGGGATGCTTCGGAGTTATACCACCCAGTGCCTGAAATAAAAGGTCAATATAATTACAATTCAAAAGACACTAGTATTTTCAATCACGTTCCTAATGAAGGGCAGGTAGAAGGCTCCACTTCTCGTTATTGGCATCCACAGTATCGTGCTATTCATTCAGGCATACGTTTAAAACTAGAAGAAATTATTGATCGTAAACTCTATAACACTTACTACTACGATCGTTTCTATTTTGCAGGGCAAGAACTTACGAAGCACACTGACCGCGATGCTTGTGAGATATCCGTATCAGTTCACGTAGGCACAAACTTGGAGGGAGATGATGCTGATTGGCCGTTCTGGATTAAAACACCAGATGGTGAGGAACGTTCAGCCATACTGAAGCCTGGTGATGGTTTGCTTTATAAAGGATGCGAACGTCCACACTGGAGGGGCAAGATGCCAGGCTCCAGAACAGACAATTACTATCATCAAATCTTCTTTCACTATGTCTTGCAAGATGGCAATAGAGCTCACTGTGCTTGGGACAGATGAAATTAGTAGAATAGAAATATCTTAAAAGAGTAGAAATGGCTCAGATTAATTTTCCTGTTGCAACTGCAGATGGTCAAGTATTTGAAGCACCTACTGGTGTTGTATATACGTATGTAGGAACGCCTCCTAATGGCTATTGGTCTGGCACATTTCAGTCCCCAGTTCTTACCGATTTTGATACCCGTTATCTGAAGCTTAATACCAGCAATATTGCTACATACGCTGATGACACAGCCGCTGGAACTGGTGGTCTTGCAACAGGTGATATCTACAAGACCTCTACTGGTGAACTGAAAGTCAAGCTGTAGTAGCTAGCTCAACCTCTTCTACTTTTTTGCAGGATCACGGATGTCAAGGTACCATCCATCTCCTTCACCTCCAACAATCCAACGGGGGTTGAAGTTCTTGAAGCTATAGCTTTGATTAGCTCCATTCTTGCTAGCGGCGTATCCACCGGGAACAAGGTTAGCTTCACCGTTTGGATCATTCATAATCCAAGAGCCAGGCTTGAAGCCAATAACAACAGACCAGTGACCACCACCGCTTGGTGCAGATACAGATCCTTTATGAAGCCAACCAACTGGAACAGGTCTACCTTGTCTAATAATTCTGCGAATGTCGTTAGTCGTACCCGTCGTTACGAATTTTGCCTCTAGACCTAGTGCACGCAGAGCTTGGACCTGTGCACCAGCGTCAGTGCTATCTCCATATTTTGCACGTACAAGATTGTATTCATCATCATTCAGCACCTTGCCGTAGTACATAGCAACCATCGCACAGCTACTGGAGAAGCACTCTCGATAGCCAGTGCCTGATGCATTATCCAACTGAGACTGATATGGAACATCCAGCTGAATACCATCAGTAGGTTCAGGCTTAGGCTCAGGCTTATTCCTATAAGTCTTAATCCACTCAGCATCTTCATCTTTAGATGCTAAATCTAAATTTCTATAAAGTTCTTCGACACCAGCCCTTTGGTGGTCCTGATCTTGATAATACTTGAAGAAATTTCTAAAATCTTCTAGGGTAATCTGTGCCATAATAATTACAACTCTACAGGACATTCTATCTACAATAGTGTTATTAAGAGTTATTTTCTATGACTACTGATGAACGCAAGGCATTTTGGGAAGATGTAGAAGGTGGAGATAATCCACTACTTTCTGTGATGCACGGTCTTGTAGAGAAATGGGGTTTGCCGGCAATAATTATGTGTCTTGGAGATATCTCAGAAGTTCTCTCCGAGGACGCTGTTGATGCCAAAAACCTTA